AGAGACAACTACTGCTCCTATTGCAAAAGTGTTACAATACAAAAGTTTTATTCCGACAGCTCCTACAGTACCGAATGGATAGATTTAAATGACTAATATTGAAAAAACAAAATTTTTAAAAGAATTTGAGTCACTAAGACCAGATTTATTTTTTCCAGAAAGCTGGTCCACAGAACAAAGGGAACAAGCAGTTAATTTAATAAGGCCACAAAAAACTAGAACGTCTATGTTTTCATCAATTCCCATGAATTGCGAAGGCTCTAAATGTATATTTGCTTCGACATGTCCTTTGTATCAGGAAAATTTAGCGCCAAGAGGAAATCCATGTCCAATTGAAATGTCAATTGTTGCACAATTTACAACAGAATATATGGAGCAGTTGGATGTTCACCCAGATAATCTAGTTGAAGTTTCTATGGTTAGAGATCTTGTTGATCAAGAAGTTCAATACATACGTAAAACTAAACTGCTGGCTAAGGAACATTTTGTTCAAGAAAATATTATTGGAATTGACAAAGATGGAAATCCTATTCTTAAAAAAGAACTGCACTTAGCTGTTGAATTAGAGGATAAGCTTCATAAAAGAAGAAAAGATTTAAGAAATCAACTACTAGCAACTCGAGAAGCAAAAGCAAAAGTTGGACAAACTCAACTTGATACCGCGCAAGCAATATCAGATATTATTCATAAAGTTCAGTCTATAGAAATTGAAAGAGAAAAGCTTATTAAAAAGAAGCTTGGAACCTACGATAAAGATGATTATATAGAAATTATCGACACAGAGGAAGAGATAGTGGATAATGGCTAGTAATAGGCAAAGGCTAATAAATGCACTGCAGACGCAGGGTCTAATTACTGCAAAAGGTGGACTTAAAGCTTTTGAAAAACCTGGTCCTAAAATCAATTTGTTTTTCCAACAAGGGTCAATAGCTCATAAAGATTTAGTTGATATTTTTGGAGCACCTGAAGATTTTCTAAATAGAATGTCAGATTGGCAAAAAAAAGCAGAACAAGCAATGGCTACCCAATTAAGAGTTAGAGGAAATCAAAATGTAAATGCAAGGCTTCTTGCAAGAAGAAGCTCTATGAATTTAAATATGTTTAATAAAAAAACTGCGGATGAACTATATGAAAGCTATGTAAATGACGTATTGAGAATACCTCAACTCTTGAAAAAAGTTGGAGCTCCAGCTGTAGAATTACCATCAGGTAACTTGTATAGAAGCGCCTTTAAATTCATGGTAGAACAAACTGGTCCATATCATCCAGCTAGAGAAATTCTAAATTCAATGATAATAAACTTTAATCCAAGTAGAGTTGGAATGAAATCAATTAATATTTCTAGATCAAATATTCTAACTCATAAAACCCTAAAAAGAATGTTTGAAGAATCTGCACAAAAACCATCAGGAAATATTTTTGGATCCCTTTCAGCTGGTCAAAAAATAATTACTTTTGACGTTGAAACAACTGGAGTTTTTGAAGGATCTCAAGTTAGATCAATGTCAGCCTCTATGATGACAGTAGACGCAAGTGGTAAATTAGTTGCGCCAGACTCTAGTCAAACTAGAAACTTATTTATGGCATCAAAACAGTTATCAGGTATGACTGTATCTGACACTAATAACGGTCTAGTAAGTATGAATAAATTTTTAGCACAAATAGAAAATGATGGAAAAACATCTATTGATATGGCTGATGGTGGAAAAAAATTTTTAGATGAAGCAGAAAAATTCATACAAGAGCTATTGTCTGCAGACAGGCTAGTCGCACATAACGCATCATTCGACATAACAAAAATGACAGAGACAATAGAGGCACAAAGTGCCTTTGGATCACACAAAGGTGTTCAATCTGCACTTAATCAATTGTATAGAAAAATAGATAAAGGAAACTATTTAGTCGATACATTAGGTGAAGCAAGAAGCTATCTGCAGAATCAAGTAGAACAGATAATACAAAGTTCTACAGCTACAAATGTAATACAGAAATCAAATCAATATGTTACATCTTTATACTCGCAAGAGATTTTATCCACAGTACATAAGGGTGGATCAGCTGCATACGCTAGCGTAGAAAATATCGCATTAAATACAAATTTATTTGAATTAATAGAAAATGAAGGAAAAGCAGCTGAATTATTCAAGGATATTCAAAAAGGTTCTCACGTAGCAAAAGTTGACACATTACTGCAGTCATATATAGCTAAATATATACATGAAGATAAATTAAAAATATCTCAATTAGCCCAAGAGCCTATTAATGATTTTGGTAGATTTGCTAGAGCTAAAATATTTCAGTCTCAAGCAATTACCCCAACAACAACAATCGCTGATGTACAGCATATGTCTGATACTGTCTTTAAAAATGTTGATCCAAAAAAAGTTACACTTAGCATTAGCGATCAGCTAGCAAATAAATATTCTGGCAAAGTTGGTCCAGGCATACTTTCATACATATCACAACCTACAGATCTTGAAACTACAATGATGCCTTCTCAAAAATTCCAAGGTGAGGGATATTATCTCTTAAATAATATCAATCAAACTGGACAACAAGCAGCTAATCAATTCACATTTACAAAAGTTGGAGATTCAGAAGCTTCTTCTATGATTGAAGATGTATTAAGAATGGCTAGATCTGGAGATCAAGGCGCAGTAACACCAATAAATATTGGTGGCGTAGTACAGAAAATTAATTTAGAAGCGTCATCCATAATTGGTACAGGATGGAATTATTCTCAAGCTTCAGCGGTAAATGAACTTGAACACATCGGTGCATTAAAAATTGGTAAGGCAACTAAGGCAACGGACATGCAGATAATAGATGCATTTTCTAGTGTATTTAAAGAGTTAGGTTCTGGTCTAGATCCTGTAGATCAAATGCGCTATGCAGCTGGTCAAGATGTCTTAGGCTCTCCATTTGAAGCCGGAATGGCTAATTATGGATTAGACGTAGCTAAAGGAATAGCTAAAAACTTTGCTGCAATAGGCGATCCATTCGCATATATGTCAATGACTGATAGAGTATTTTCAAGCGTTGCTGCAGAAGCAACTACTGGTATAGCAAAAGCTGCGAACATTGCTGGAGCTAGAGCGGGATACGAATTGTCAGACATCGCTTTTACGGCTACGCCAAAATTAACTTCTGCTCTTGGTATTCAGGTTTATGAAGCTTCTCAAACTGCAAGAATATTAGACTTTGGTGTAGAAGAAACTAATATATCAAAGATGCAACTACCAAAATTAATAGCAGAACAAGCTCTAGAAAGGGTAAGTTCTGCTATGGGTATAACTACAGATGGAATGGAAGTCAGTTTATCTTTTGCCGATACACAAAAAAATGGCCTAGTCGCGAACGTAGTATGGGATGCTAATAGTCAATTAGGTAAAGATGGTTCTAAAAGATTGGCAGAAGAAATATTTAATATTATGTCAGATGGAGACGAAGTTGCGTCCATAATGGATAAAGATTTGCAAGATCTTGATCAGTCAGTAAGAACTCAGGTAACTGGTCTATCAAGAATAGCTAGTGAAGGTGGAATAAAAAAACAAGAAGCTCTTGAGGCAATAGAAAGATCACTTCTTGATGAAGGTGGGGGGTTAATTATTGGCGGCGCCAGGGGAGAAGCAGCACAAGCTCTAGAGGCAGGATTACAAAGAACTGGAATGGAAACCGGAACCGACGTATTCTTACAAGAAAGAAAAGGCACAGTACTAAAATCTGGACTTCAAGAAGACTTTTTTGCAGTAGGACCTCAAGTAAGTAAGAAAACTACTAGTGCAGTTGATTCTGCAAAGACGGCAGCAGCACAGGCTACTCGAGTAGTGACAGATCCAAATGGCAAACAAACATCTAACGCCATACAAGTAGCTAATATTTTAACGGAAAAAATAAATGAGTCTCCGGGCAATAAAAGACTTTTAATTGGAAGATTAAACCGAGCAAAAGCCGGAAAAGAAGCAAATAAAATGCTTGACTTTTATAATTTTCACAAACCAAAAGTTGGTATAGCTTTAGCTGGATTAGCATTAACTGGAATTGGTTACTATATATCTAAGAAGCATAGAGAAAGACAATTATACGACGAAACTCTTCAATCTCAACCAACAGAGGCTGCTCGTCAATATGATTCAAATATGGAATCAAAAATGGCGCCACCAAAAATGAGTTTAAACTCACTTCGAAGAGATCCATTATCAACAGCTGGAGTTGTTGGAAATTTAGATAGAGCAAAAATAGGACACACAAGAATGGGATCAAGAAAAGACAATCACCTATTTAGAGGAGCCATGTAATGCCACTGTTAAAGTATGGAAAAAAAGCAATTAAATCTACCGGACAGTTTATGGGTAGGAGAGCAGCTAATTTTGGAAACAGCACTACAGGAGCAGCTGCAGTAATGATAGGCGCTGGAGTACTAGGCATGGCAAATGCAGCAGGGCCTGAAGCCGTGGATTTTGCAATGGAAGGCGCATTTGGCGACGAAAATGCAGATAGATATTTTACAGGAATGGATTTATCTGCAAGGACTTTAGTTGGACAAGCTACTGGAGGAATTCTTGGTAGTGCAATTCAAAGTACTGATCCTTTACAAAATTATATGATTAATCCAGTAGCTCCAAGTCCAATGGCATCTGGTATTGGCGGTTCTCTAACTGGAGCGCTTTTGGGTGGAGCAATAGGTGGTGCTAAAAAGGGATTTAAAGGTGGAGCTTTAGGTGCAACATTAGGCATGTTAGCTGGAGGCATAGCTGGTGGATCTTCTGCTGCAGCAGCACCATTAGGTTACATGAGACAAAACAGAGAGTTTTTTAGTCAGTCACCATATTCTCCCCTAGGTAATACACAGGCATCAGCATTAAATGCAACTGGCGACATAGTGCTAGGAATGCATAATTCAAGAAGAGGATACTAATGGCTGAATTGAGATCAGATATATTTCAAGCTACAACAGGAGTAGCTGGAATAGAAGACAGAGATGTTGCACTAGCTTCTAGAATGGTGGATCAAAGTCCAGGCATAATAGGCGCTGCTGGATATATGAATTATCGCGGTGCAAATACTCTGATTAAGGGTGGAAGATATGATTTTCTTGACCCTAACGTTGGAGGAAGGGCTGGTAGACGTGCTGCAAGACTGCAAAGTAAATTCAGAGTTTTTGATAGTTCTTCACAACTAGTTGCACCATCAGCAGGAAACTACGTAGGTGGATATAATCAAAAGAGAGGTCTACTTAGAAGATCAACTCAGAATACAAGGTTAATGAGAAGAGCTGAAGCTAAATCTGCTGCAGCTGCAGTTGGTGGCTTTGGAGGAAGTTTAACCGGTTCAAGCAATTTTCAATTTCGTGGTACACGAGTAAACTATTTAACAGCTAACCCTAAAGCATTAGGTAGATATCATTCAGCTTCTGCCTTTGCAGATCAAAGTGCTGGAGCATATAGTCCATTTGCATTAGCTACCATGGTAGGTAGGACAGAAAGAGCAAAAACATTTTTTACTAAAAGATTTGGTCTTGATCAATTAGTTAAGGGCACTACTCCAGAATCTATATTAGCTTCAAATCAGTCAATATTTGGTCCAGGCTTAATGTCATTTATTTCTGCTGGAAGAAAGGCAGATGTATTGGAAACAAAGGCTCTTAAAGGTAGTAAGAGAGCAATGAGAAAATTAGCAACAATGGATAAGACTATTGAATCTTTATCTCAGATAAATAATCCAGCGTTTCACGCAAGTAGAATTTCATATGGGGGAACCTCCGGTCTGACATATAACCAAGCATTAAATATGACGAACTTGGAAAGAGGCGGCCTCGGCGCACAGGCATATTTTGATCAAAATAAATTTAGAGTAACTCCAATGGGAAGTGCGTATAACGAAGCTGCCGCTAGTAGAATGATGATTGGTGGAGGGGCAGCAGACCAAGTTGGCATAAGAGGCAATATGATGGCATCATCAATGGCTGGTGCTGGAACAAGGTATGCTGCAGGATATTTCCGCGGAGCTCTAGGTAAATCTATGCTTATGAGAGATGCTAGTGGAGCAGTACTTAATAGGGTAGGCTATCAGGCAGCAGTTGCTGAGGGAGCATTAGTAAAAGGTTTGTTTGGTGAAGCCTTAGCTGGATCTCAAGCTGCTATTCACACATTCGGTGCCGGACTAGAACAGGCTGGTATTAAAGTTGGTTCAAAAGCTGGAGCTGAAGCAGCGGAAGTAGCTCTAGAAAAAGGTGTTTTTAAAACATTAGGTAAAAAAGGCGTTATGCAAGCAGCTAAAACTAAAGCAGGCGCAAAGGTATTGGGCGCGAGGGCTTTAGGTATGGCACTACCTGGCATAAACCTTGTTATGATGGCTTCTCTAGTTTACGACTTAGGTCAGGTGGCTGGTGAAGTAATAAAGAGTGGAATTAATTTAGCAAAAGACGCTAATAAATCTCTGCAGGGTAGCATAAATAAACCATTATTTGGAATGGGATACAGAGATACTGAAGCTGCAGCAACCTCTAGGGCAAGAGGTGTCATGGCAATCCAAAACTCTAGACTGAATGCAAGAAGTATGCTAGGATCAGAAGCTGCAATGATGGCAGCACACTATGGGTGATTATGGGAATTTATAGTAGAACTCAAGAATTTAGAAAAGCACTGGAAGTCCTTCCGAGAGAAGATCTTTTAGAGATAATTCGCGCCCAAGATCCAGATCTAATTAAACAAATAAATAGAATTGAATGGGTTTTTGAAAATAAACTTTCTCATCTTAACTGGAACGATGGAACACCAGTTATAGAAAGGAAAATGTCTAATAAAGAATTAGCACTTTTAGTTGATGAACCATTTGAAATAGATCAAGACCTTCTTGCTGCTGGAATTGGCGCAGAACAACAAAGACAGCTTCATATTGCCAAAGATGTAGTTGTTTGGGCTAAACAATTTTTACAAGCTGATTTAAGAGTATATCAAATATTAATTTTACGTGATCCATCATTAAGAAAAGTTCTAAGAGCTGGTCGTCGTCTAGGTAAAACATTTAGTCTAGCAGTTCAGCTGCTGCATTATAGTTACACTAGAAAAGATGGTAGATCATTAGTTATTGCGCCAATGAAAACCCAAGTAGAATTAATTTATCAAGAGATACTAAGAATAGCTTCTAAAAATGAAGTCGTTATGAATTCTATAACTAGAAAAATTACCAGTCCACAGTTTATGATTCAATTTACTAATGGATCAACTATTAGATTCTTCACTTCAGGAATGCGAAGTGGTGGCAAGTCAGACGTAGCTCGTGGTCAAGAAGCTCATTTAATTATTCTTGACGAAATGGACTACATGCACGCAGATGACCTAGATGCCCTTTATGCAATGTTGCAAAAAACCGCTGAAGATCAACCGGATAAGGTTTTGATTGGAGCGTCTACGCCAACAGGCAGAAGAGAAAGATTTTGGGAATGGTGCAATAGTAAAAGATTTAAAGAGTTTTGGTTTCCATCATACTGTAATCCATTCTTTAGTAAAGAGCAAGAAGAAGAATTTAGGGAGCAGTATTCAAGTTCTGGCTATAGACATGAAATTGAGGCAGATTGGGGAGAAGATTCTGAAGGCGTATATCCAAGAAAATTTATTGATAAAGCTTTTATATCTCCATCTTGGACATACTCTCCAGAATTAACTTCAGCAAGATCTTTTCATACAATAGGTGTTGACTGGGATAAATATGGAGCGGGAACAAATATAGTTGTTCTTGAAGTTTGTTCAGATAATTATGAAGATGAAAGATTTAGAGATAAAGTAAGACTTTGTTATCGTGAGGAAATAGATAAATCTGAATACACTTTGACTAAAGCAGTAGATAGAATTATTGAATTAAATCAAATATTTAATCCTAAGCATATTTATGTTGACAGAGGTTATGGAGAAGTTCAAGTAGAACTTTTACGTAAGCATGGAGTAGAAAATCCTTCTTCAAAACTTAAAGAAAGAGTAAAAGGAATTGGCTTTGGTGAAAGCATAGAGGTAAGAGATCCTTATACAAAGTTAATGATTAAAAAAGAAATAAAACCATATATGGTTGACAATCTTAGACAATTTCTTGAAAGAGAACAAGTACTTTTTTCTGAACATGATGAAGAAATGTATCTACAATTAATATCATATGTAGTTATAAGAATGACCTCTACTGGAAGACCAGTATTTGAGGCTGGTGGTTCAGCTGTCGATCACGCACACGACGCACTAATGCTAGCTTTATTAGCAATAACTCAAAATTATGGAGAGTTTGCCAAGATAAGCTCTGTTACAAAAGTAGAAACATTTTCTAATGATTTCTTTATACCAAAAAATAGTAAAGAAGATGAAGAATCTTCAAAATCATATCTATCTGGTAGAGTAGCTGCTATGAGTAGTAGAAGATCTGCCAAAAAATCTAGTACTAATAGTATTAATCGCAGGATGTTTTAAGGATTACTATGACTGATATGTCAAATATAAACACAAAAGAATTGTATGGCGATTATAAATTCGCTGACCCAATTTATACTCAACCAACAAATGAGGCATCTAATAACAGCAGCTCTTTTGGAAGAGTACCAACTGGATCATCTGGAGCTATACAAGAAGTATATTCGATTCCACTTTCATACGTTCGAGAAAGTGTCAGCTCTACAGAATTAGCTATTTTTGAATTAAAATTAAATATAGAAAGAAATATTTTAAGAAAAATTTTTGTAGACCCCTACTTTGATAGCGATCTAGAGCAAGTTCATTTCAAAGTATGGCAAGAGGCATGCAAGTATTTAAATCTACCAGAAAAACCAAACAATATTTCGATACCAGTTATTGAAGAAGATCAAATATATAAAATACTTCCAATATTTGATTCAGATCCAGAAAAAAGCAAAAGAGCAACTGACGAAGATAATCTAGAAGATTTTCCAACTATTATTGATGATACAAATTTAGAAGATTTTCCAACAATTGTTGACGACTTAGTATACAAGTCTTCTATTCCAAATTATATATGTTTTGATCAATATATTTTTGCAGAAAGATATAAATCTACTGTATGTAGAAAGTTTATATATGAATTTGAGGAAGCAATAGCTCAGCAAACATTCTCATATATATATCAATTTAGAAAAATATTAAACACATTATTAAATGAATTATCATACATTAGGGAGTCATTGGCAAGTGATTTTGGAGAGGATTACGAAAACGATGCACAAAAACAAATCGCATTACACTATGAAGCGTGGGCAAAAACGGCCCTACACTATTCGGGCAGGATTCAGAAAACCTTCTTATCAAGCTCAGGAGAAATTCCAACAGCCGAATTGGATAAAATCTCTCAAAAACAAGCCGCTGAATTCCAAGCTTTTTTTGCGATTAGATTAAATGCTATTAATAAAGAAGTAAATGACCTTATTGATACATCATATAGAGAATCTTTTGATCAAGCAGAAAGTTTCTATAAAAGATTTATTCACGCATCGTTGACAGTATTTAATCAGATATCTAACCCATTAGAGTTTGATTATTTATATGAAAAATTTCTACCAAGAGAATCTGTGCTTGTGTCAGAATTAATTGTTGCAACAAATTCTATTAAAGGAAACTTTACATCAGTACACGCAGATGTCATAGAAAGATTCAGTCTCTTAAATAGAAGAATAGATGCAGCTTTTACATTAATCCACGAAAAAAGAAAGTATGCAAACTATATAGCGCAACTAGCAAATATTGCAGTTAAAAAGAAAAAAGTTTTAAAAGATGTGACAAAAGATAGATATAGTGAATTATTTAAATCAATCATAATTAATGATAATAGAAATAACAACTTTACATCCAATCATTCTGAATTACATGGACTTTTGAATGATGATCATCCACAATATCTATTAAGAGATGGTGGAATAATAATTGGAAATATTGATGTTATAGATGGGGTAAGGATTGATGGCGTAGATATCAGCACCCATGCACATAATGGAGCAGATGGATCACAACGTATAAAGTCAACAGATATTGATTATGATACAGTAAGAAATTCCTACTCTAGCTCATCTAGGACTGTTATTAAACCAATTTCTGTAACTATTGATGGATTTCAATCTGATATAATTAATGGGAGAGTTCCTGTTTGTGACGTGATTGTTTCAATAGAAATTGATGATTTGGCTGTTGGAAACTATGAATATGAAATAATATATACGGAAATTGATTAATATGACTTGGTTTAAATATTTAAAATCTTCTGAAATAACTAACTCTTCTATTGAAAATATTAACTATAAATATCCATATCTAAAAAGAGCTATAAAAAATTTTAAACCCCTAGATACAATACTATCTGGGACATGGGCTTTTATTAGTGTTCAGGATTTGGAAATAAATAAATATTTAAATTCTTCTTTAGAAAATGTAGTAGATGAATCTTCTTACTTAGTTGTTTATGAAAGTACAACAAATGAAAATGATTTTAAACCAGTTAAAAGTATTATTTATAATAATATATTATATTTTCAAATAGCGGAACAACACGAATCTGGAGTAAATGTAGTAAAACAGTACGCAATGTACTATAAAACTCCAGGTTTAAGATATATTAAATCTATAAATAATGGAAGTAAAACATCGTACCAATTAACTACAGAATCTCTAGGTGAATATCATTGTAGTTATTCGCAAGTAGATTTATCATCTTTTGATGTAAATCTTAGTTCAAATTCTTTCTATAACTTTTCTTTTAATTCAGAATGGGAAAATGGAGTTTCTAAAAACTCTTCATCTTTTTTAACATTAACATTTACTGGTCCAAATATATATATTTATGGTGATAAAGGTTCTAATTTTGGAAAATTTAAATTAAGAATCTTTTCCCTACAAGGACAAAACTCAGAGGGTCCAACTTTAGTTCAAGACTGGCAAGTTATAGATTGCTACTCAAGCAATAACCTATCAAATCAAATTTTATTTCAAAAAAATAATTTAGAATTAAGAGACTATAATTTAGAATTGCAAGTATTAGATGATAAGAATATTTTGTCATCTAACAATATAGTTAAAATAAATTCATATTCATTTACATATAATTTATACTTAGAAACAGATACGGAACAAATAACAGAAAATACTTCATTTGTCGTTTTTGGCGGAGTTAGATAATGGTTATATTAAAAAATAAATTAGAAAACTTAAAACCGGGTAGACAATATCTATTAAGTGTAAGATCTAAGAACGCAGATCTCAATGTGCTATCTGGCTATACGGATACGATTAGATTTGAAGTTCCAGCAGATTCAACTATACCAGACGCATTAACAAGTCTTAAAATATATTCTGGATTAGAGAATGTAATGTTTGTCTTTGATTACAGTGAAAATCTAGATATAGATGGATATGAATATCAATTATATGAAAATGAAGACATGTCTGATGAGGATGGTCCACTAACAGGTTTTGCAGACGCCAATGTCTTTACCGTACGTGTTACTAACTTAAGGTTAGAAGAAGATGGTGAAGGTTTATGGCCATATTGGGGTAGAGTTAGGGCTATTGATACTTCAGGAAATGTTGGTCCATGGACTCCATTGACTGAGACTGACCCGCATACACCTTTAATCGATAATCAGTATATTGGATCTTTAACCGTTTCAAAATTAACTGCTGGTACAATTGGGGCTCATACTATCAATCTTAATGGAGCAAACTCTATTATTCAATCAACCACTTATCTAGACACTTCAGGTACACAAGGTTGGCAGATTAGAGGAGATGGTCATTTTAGTTTAGGTGGGCCAAATGGAATTACTTACGATAATGAAAGTATAACAATTGGATCTGATGTTCAGGTCCAAGCAAACTTAGCTGCAGATAGTATTAGTGTGGGTTCAGGCGGAAACCTGTTAAATATTAATGGCGCCATCAATTCTGGTGCAGGTGGAATGACACTGGGCTCTGGAGGATTCAACTATTGGTACACCAACGGACAGTTCAGAACTGGAAATGCAACTAATTTTGTTTCATGGAATGGTACAGCTCTATCTATAAGAGGGACTTTGCAGTTTGCAGATGGAACAACTCCTGGGACATTTGATAATGGTGATGCAATTACTGGTGGATCAATTGCAGGACTAACTATAAGTCCTACAAAAATGTATATTGGAACAGGAACTTTTAATAATGCGAACACAGCATTTTATGTTGACAACGCTGGTCAATTTTCATTAAAAGATCAATTGAGTTGGAATGGAAATACTTTAACTATTGGCGGCAATGCAGCAACAAGTTTAATTACTGGCGGACAAGTAAACTCTAACGTAACTGCAATTAGTGGTGGAGTCATTACTACTGGAACAATTAATCTAGGTGTTGTAAATGTTCAGACTGGATCGAGTGGAGCAAGATTACAAATAAATTCAACAGGAATAAAAGCATATAATTCTTCAGGTACCAATACTGTTTCAATAGGATCAGATGGCATAGCATCTTTTACCGGAACAATAACTGCAGCATCGGGCACACTAGGTGGATGGAATATAGGAATTGTAGATCAGAATGGGAGTGGTGCATTAAGTGGAGCTTTATACAATGGTTCTGGATCTTCTTTGAGCGCAATTGCACCTGGTGGTTGGGCATGGTTTTCTTCAAGGATTATAACCCCACTTATAGGTGGTTATGGTTCAGGAACTTCAAGTTCAGGTGGAGGATTGCAATCTATGTTTATAAGAAATATCCAGTATGGTGGCGGTAGACCAAACGGTGGTGCCATTGGTGACATATATCTATCGTAGGATTTATTATGACTATACAAATTAAAACAGGCGCTGGAGCTAATGATTGGTCAACTGTAACTAATCCACAAATTAAAACAGGTGCAGGAGCAAATGATTGGGTTAATGTTAATAAAGGCGAAATTAAAACAGGTGCAGGAGCAAATGATTGGACTACATTTTATCAAAGATTTAGTGGAGCAACTAATCCAACTATAACTTCATCCTCTAAAACATTTACCTCAGTAACAGTAAGAGTTCAAACTTCAAATCCAGAAAGAAAAAGAGTAATTGTTTACAGGGGTACTGATTTAGGAACAGTGCAAGCTTTTCCCCTCGCAGAAAATTCACCGACTAGTAGTAGCATCGATCAAACATTTACTTTTTCAGGACTAACAGATAATACATCTTACACTTTCTATTGTTATACAAATTTTTACGCAGAAGATGGAACATTTATAGAAAGCAGTGAAACTGTTAGTGTAACTGTAACAACATCAGCTTATACAATTACAACTCCAACTACTCCCACAAATACTAGTAGAGGCCAAAATGCACTTAACTTTGAAGCAACATCAAATGCAAACTATAGCACTAATGCAAGCACTACTTATATTGAATTTGAATTAGAGGCATTAGACATATTTAGTACTTGGTATTATGTCGCAAGTGAAAATAGTACTAATTTAACAGCAAATGATAGCGATCAAGCTAAGCAGGTAACATTTGCAAATCTTACATCGGGCACAACATATCGATGTAGGGCAAGAACAGTATATTCTACAATTAGTAAAAATTCAGGTTGGAGTGCGTACTCCACAAATATAACAACTTTAAAAACAGTGGTAAAAAGTACTGGTTTTGTTTCCTCTAATAATACTGATCATCTTTCATCTGGTGTAATAATAGCTAGTTCTGAATTCACACCAGATTGGCCAAAATCAAACGCATCAAATAACAACTTTGATGATCAATGGTTATCCTATCCTTGGGCATCAATAACTAATGACTCAGAAGCAAGAACAGTAGTAAACGCAGCACGAGGGCTTGGTGTATTGGTGGTAACTCCAACTACAGCCTTTACTGGTGGAGTAGCAGATGAAGCACAGCTAAGTGGAGTTACGAATGTAAGATATACTTCAGTAAGAGTTTGGACTAGAAATACAAGTTTTGGAAGAGCTGTAACTTTGTACTTTCTATCAGATGTTCCATTTGGAGCTGGTACTACAGTTACATTAAGCGGTTTTAGCGGTTTAAATATAGATGGATCTAGGACTATAGGTGGAGTTGATACATATTCTCCAGAACCAGGTGTTATTTTTTATAGAAAAACATTTTTTTTAAGTACCGCAGTTCTAACAGGAAACGAAGCTAATCCAACTATTTTCCTTAATGCATACGCGCAGATTGGTTCATTTAGTACAAATAAAACAAAACAAGCACCTTTTTCTGTTACAACAAACTCTGATGGAAATATTACAAATATTGCGTTCTCAGATTCTGGAACTGCATTTCCAAATGCAAGACTAGTTAATGGTACATTAACTAGATATTATAAAACTTATACCCCAAAAGGCGCTGGATCAGAAACTTTAAATGTTTTATTTCAGCCAAAAAGTACCTACACAAATTCAAGAATGATTAGTGGATCAAATCATTTAAGAATTAAAAATGGAGGTCAGGCTAGAACAATTACTGCATCAATAAATGGAACAAGTTTGGGTTCACTAGCATTCACCGCTGACGAGACAAAAGATTTTTCAATACCAAGTCAAATTACCCCCTTATACGACGCTTACCTAGGGCAAAGTTATTTTAATGTGGCCTTATCAGTTCCAAGAATTGCAACAGCTTATGGTTATTATGCAACGATATATGAAGTTCAAATTTCTTATAGTCACAATGTTTTAGAGTAAAATATGAGATATATAAAAATATTATCAAAACCATTATATGATTATGTTCTTGAAAATTGGGAACAACTGTTATTAGAAGTTATGGATATATCTCCATTTTTTTCCGAAACAGATAAACAGACAAACTATATATATTTTTTTGCGTATATTAATCAAAATACTCCATTAAATCTTTTAAGTGAAAATTATAAAAAAGCAACACAAATACAAGAACTATCTTACAAAGAAGTTAAAGAAGCTATCGAAAGTACGTCTTGGATATATCGCTGTAGGAAGAATGTAAATGGAAAGATAAATATTTACCAAAAGAAAAATGTAAAGAATAATATATACACCGATCCAAGGAATAAACCATATGATTCATGGATATGGAATTCTATCGAAAATAAGTGGCAAGCACCAATACCTCATCCAATTCAACCAGAAACTAAATTTGTTTGGGATAAAATATCTAAAAAATGGATAAAAAATAAAAAATATTATTTATATTCCTGGAATGAGCAAAAAAAAATATGGCAATTTGTTGATGATAAAGTAAATCAGATGCTATAATGTATAAATAGAAAAGAGTAAAAATATGAATGATTTAGATGTAAATATTTTAGTTCAAACCTTTAATGAAAGATTAGCTTCACTTATAACAGAAGTTGTTATAAAAGAAGCTACAATTAAACAATTAAAAGGTGAAATGGAAAAAATGATGGAAGTCGTTAGAGCTACAAAACAAAATAAAAAGCAAGAAGATAAAAAACAATTAGATAATTTTGAATGAGGTAAATAAAATGTCAGAAGAAACAATAGAAGAAACTAAAGCAACTGTTCCAGTAGAAGCTAAAGAATTTGTAATTGAAATTAAAATTTCAGACGCTAATCTTCAATATAGAAGTGATTTTAATGAAGCAGAAACAGTATTTTGGCTGGAGTCAGTAAAAGACTTAGTTATTAAGAACGCCTTTGAAAAGGGCAACTTACAGCAAAACAACTAGTTATAAAAACTGGCTAAATTAAGTACTATTTTGTTAGACTTTTTAATTTGGAGAAAAAATGGCCGTATTAGACTTTTTGCCGTTCAGGCAAATAAATCAATCCTCTAACAATGTTGTAGCTAAGGCTCTTGATTCTGAGGAGATTAAATCCATAAGCAAGGTAATGAAAGTTGCTGCGTTAGCACTTGGTTTTCAGGGTACTACATATTATTACAATACAAGAGCAACTTTTGAACCTGCACCTTATGACTTTGATCGTATTATGCAGGCATCCGATACCGACTCCTATGTTAAACAAGCTTTATTTAAATACAAGGAACTCTTTTGGAAAGAGGGCTGGAAAATTGCTGGAGAGAATCCAGAGGCTGTAGCATATCTCTATGAAAGAATAGATTTTATGGAAATGGCAATGAAAAGGCCATTTTTAGATTTCTTAACTGAAATATCAGACCAGCTATTTAAATACGCAAATGCCTTCATAGTTAAGGCTAGGGGTGATATTTCTGACTATTTTCCACGAACATTAAACTCAATGAATGGTGGTCAGCCTGTTGTTGGATATTATTTAATTCCAACTGAACAAGTTAGAATTTTAAGAGACAAGTTTAATAGGCCAAAGTCTTATCAGCAAGCAACAGATCCGCTAACCTATTCACCAACTGAAAGAGATCCAGTTTGGACAGCTGACAGAGTAGTGCACATGCACATTGATAGAAAAACTGGTCGAGCTTTTGGTACACCATTTTTAAGCTCAGTACTTGATGATATTATAGCTTTACGACAAATGGAAGAAGATATTCAAAATCTTGTTCATAGAGAATTGTTTCCATTGTACAAATATAAAATTGGCACACCCGAACAACCAGCTGAACCAGATGAAATTGATAAAGCTGCTAGCGAGATAGAGAATATGCGAGCAGAAGGTGGTCTAATAATTCCGCATAGACATGATATTGACGTTGTTAATTCTGGTAATGCGGGACTAGATGCATCAAAGTACTTAGAGCACTTTAAAGAAAGAGTTGCAGTTGGTTTGGGTGTAGCTCCACATCATTTAGGAATGATGATGAACGGCGGTAATAGATCTGTTACAGATCGTTTAGATACAGCTTTATACGATAAGATAAAGCAATATCAAAAACTATTTGCTGAGATGGTAAGAGTTAATATATTCAATGAATTATTACTTGAGGGTGGTTTTGACCCAATAACTAATCCAATGGAAGATGGAATATCTGATAGATGTTATTTTAAATTTAACGAGATAGACGTCGATACTCAAGTTAAAAAAGAAACTCATATAATTCAAAAATATGTAAATAATATAATTGGACTTACTGAGGCTAGAATTGAATTGGGTATAGATCCAGAATATGAAATTGACGACTTCTTTGCTAGCATACAGGCTGATGTCCAAATGGATATAGCAAAAAATCAAGCAGATATAGTAGCTAAATCTCAAATGAAAGATGTTGTAAAAGATGGTGATAAGCAAGCACCTGCCGCACAAGGACAAAGAAATCTAAAAAGTAATAGACGTGGGGTTGGTAATGCAACACGTCCAGCAAATCAGCAGGGGAGAAATAATTCTCCAAATATTAGAAGATCAGATCTAGAATCTCTATCTGTAATTGAAAATCTTTTAGAAAAGGACTATAATATAGTCTACATTGATGAAAAGAAGGAAAGCGATAAATAATGTCTTTTGATATTGAAATTACCACTGAGGCCCTAAAGTCTTATGCTAGAACAGATGATGCAGTAGAAGCATTTAATATGACCGTAGCAAATGGTCAGACAAGACTATCTTTACAAGTTTTAGTTGACATTGTCAATACTTTAGTTGAAAAAATAGAAGAGTTAGAATGTAGAATAGAAGAAC